ATGTTCAAGACAAGGGTTAGGGTGGGGGAATATCCCCCACCCGTTGGTTAATCGTTAAGTACAGTCGGTTAATCGTTAACCGCTGCGGCGAACACGTGCACCACGCCCTGATCCTCAACCGTTGGACGGCTAAAGGCCAGTTTGTCAACCCCACGAATCTCGTGAGTCTCAAATACCAGCGTATGCCCTAAGTCCTGCTGTTCCTCGCCAAACTTGGAGCGTTGGCCCCAGACAACAGCACAAGCCTGTGCGCCCAGCAAGAAGTTGTGCGAGAGCTGGACTGCGTTTGTGTTATCTGCGAGAACAATAGACTCGTATTCGTAGATGAGCGACCCGTTCCAGCTACCCTTGAAAGAGCTGCCGGTGTAGATCGGGCTCATCGCGTTGGACTGCGGGGGAAGATTTAACTGCGCATTTCTCCACGCAGCATCATTCTCCACCATGTCCCTAATGGAAAGCGGATGGGCAACGAATGCAAACCACTCCTCGAAGTTCTTACCCACCTTCACCTTCATCGGTCTGATCTTCGCCGTCGCATTGAGGGGCCGGAGGGCCTTTCTCTTAGCGATATCGATCATCCGAGTGGTGAGCTGGTCGTCAGTTGCGTCCACCGTTGCAAGGGCAGTCGCTTCTGTCACGTTGAAGTTAGAGTCCAAAGCACCGTACAGGTAACGACCCTGCACTCGCCCAGTTCCTGTATCGGATAACTGGCGCGTGATCTCGTCATCGAGATCCACTGCCGCTTTTTGCACAAGAGCTTCCTTGGCATGTTGCAGAACGTCGAACCCAGTTCGTTTCTGGGTCATAGGCACATCAACGATCTTGATGAGGTGTCTCACGTTGTCGATCACGATTCTCCGGTTGAAGAAGCTGACCGAACCTTCATTCCCTAACCCCGTGGCGTTCCCGGTTACTTTTCCACCTTGCATCCTGCCACGAAGACCTAACGTGATAGCATCCCCAGCCTTTTTGGTCAGGTCGTCTTTGACCTGGATGATGGCATTGCTTGACGTGCCCATGAGATTCTTCCACCAGAGCATCTCTATATACTCTACGAAAAGGGAAGCATCCCACTGCTCGACAGTCAGACCATCAGCTGTGAGTATTTCTACGAAAGCCATAGTTTGATTTCTCCTTTAGTTTTAGTTGTCAAACACATCTTTAAGAGGCACAACTTTTGCTGGCTCTGCCGACACTCTCTCGGAGCCCTTAGCGGCGAGACCCGCTAAACCTTTAGCCTCTTCTCCTTCCACTTTCACCCGAGCTGCGAGCTTTGCAGCTTCGTCGCTCTGGATCTTCTCGCCGGCACCCTTGACAGCCTTCTCCCCCACCTTCTTTATGATCTCAACCGGATCATCTCCATACTCTTTGTGGAACTCATACCGTCGCAATGCGCGGATGGCTTCAACCACGGGTTGATCAGCGCTCGCTACACTGCCTAGCATGTAGACATCATCCTTGAAGATCTCATTGAACGCAGTCAGATCTTTCTCCACAACATCTTCACCCCACATAGAGATAGCCGCGTCTCGGGAAGCTATTGATCTCCCTCGGGCCGCAGCCTCTGTCTCGATCTGCTCCTCAGTCCTCTTCGGATTGTCTCGTTCCTCGTCGTAAGTCCCGTCTGCCTTCTTCTGAAGGATTAGGATCTCACGGTCATGGGTCTTCTGCTTTTGGTTGAGACTCGTTGCCCAGCTTGATGTGTCCCGATACCGCTTCTTGTAGGGGTTATCGTCAGACTCGTAGTCAACCTTGGGCTTCTCTTCAGGCTTCTCCTCGGGCTTCTTGTCCTTATCTGGGTCAAGTTTCTCGTCCGGTTTCTTGTCCGGTTCTGGGGATGCCTTTTCTTCAGGCTTTCCATCACCTTCCGGCTTCTTTTCCTCGGCCTTGGTATCGTCTTTGGCCGCTTCCTTGACCTCTTCTTTGCCTTCACCTTCCGGCTTTGCCGGGGACGGCGGGGCTAAGAATGCATCGAGGGAGCCTACCCCCTCCTCCACGGGAAGTGCTTTCACCTCCGGCTTCGCGTCTTCTTTGCCAGCTTCTTTCTCTTCGGGCATGACAGACTCCTTTCATGTCCTCCGGGGTTGGCCCCGGGACGGACTTTAAGCATCCTCCGGCCTGTCGCGGGATGGATACTAGCTTTTGATGCTGTGTGATTGTTAGCTTATGCGGTCAAAATAGGTTTGATGCTCGCAGGCTCTGCTGCAAACTCAGCTACTTCTCGCACTGCTCTGTAGATGTATGCGGCTCTACCCTTCCACATGCCCTTGGCGCGCATGATTGTATGGAAGAACAGATCCACACTCCGTCTGTGGGACAGTGGGAGATGCCCATGTCTCATCAGCTGATAAAGAGCGTCGTGTACCAGGGAGGCCAGCATGGAGTTTTTAGTATCCATAGCTCCCGACATACCGTCCCAGGCATATCCCCCCCTGATACTCAGCCAGCCATCCATGTCAAGGTTAATGAAGGGAGTCCTGATATCGTGATCAGGAAAGATCCCCACAAAGATGTTGACTTCCTTAGCTAGCTGATACTTGTAACCCTTGCGGTAACTAACCTCGATGGCTCCAAGGGCCGAAGTATTTAGTGTTCTTGATCTTGTAGATCCTCTCACCTTTGGAGTGGTCATCAATCAGCTCCTTCACTTCGTGCTGGTGAATGTCCAGACCATGCTTCTTAAACTCTTCGACGTTGCGCTGAGTGATAGTCTGGGGGTCTCTTATCTCATCGTGCTTTATTCTTATTTCCTTCACGTGCCTTTTTCTCCTGTGCTGACGCTGACGCTTTAGCCTTGTCCACCTCCACCTCTTTCTTCTCGATCTCCAGGACTTGCTTGATCAGATCCAGTTGCCCCTTCTCGAAGTCCCGCTCGCCCTGAGCCTCCGCATTAGCCTCTTCCCGCCCACCATCGCCCGCAGCCGCTTCGATCTTCATACCCACCTCGGTGAGCTTACCCATGGTCTTCTCGGTCTGCATCTGCTTCTTGATGATGTTGGTCGGAGGAGGCGCCTGTTCCCGGATCTGCTCGGCCAGCTCCTTGTCCCCCATCTTCTCGTAGATCCAAGCGCGCTCCAGAGGACCCATCTGATCCAGCTGAGCTGTGATGTTGATCTTGGGGATTACCGGAGGGGGCGGTACCTTTGACAGCTTCTCCAGCAGCTCCTTCTTGCGCGGGATGTCTGACAGCTCAATACCCATCTTTACCCAGAAGGGGCCGAAAGGGAGCAGGTTGGGTAGCTGTTCCTTTATCTTATTGAGCTGCTCGTCGTCTGCCGTCTCGATGTCAGGGCGTACCGTTATTACCACGTCGTACTGATTCTGCTTGATGGACTCGATAGTCTCCTGGCCAAGAGCTATGGGCCGGCGAGACTGGTCAACCTCATCAGTTATGAACCTGATCTTGGGCTCCGTGTAGTAGATCTTCATCAGGTCCAGGACGTTGTATGCGAGGATAGATCGGGTCCTGGTGAAATTGGAGAAGTTCGGCAGCATTATGAGTTCAGTCTGTTCCAGCTTCTTCTGGATGCCTAGACCGGACCTTACCGATGTATTCTCCCCCCGAGATTCGGGACTTATACCCACGATGCTGCGGAAGTCTGACTGACTCGCTTGGTGCATCTGCATCTGAGCCGCAGCCAGCTCCACGTTCTTCTCAAGCTTGAACTTCTCGAAGAAGCCTCTAGCCACTTCGATCTGTCCATCAGGCCGGGCGATCTCGCTGGCAGTCTCAGACTTGTCAGCTACGGCGCCCTCCTCGTAGATGGCTTGGTTGGTCGTAAGTAAATGGAGAGCTTTAGATTCTCGCTTATTTATCGCGTCCTGCATAGGTAGCGATATGAATATTTCACTGAATGGCTCTCCATTTTGCTTCCGATGTACCCAGTATGGAACCCACCGGAAGAACTTTCTCTTGAGCTTCTTATGCTCTAAGAGAACGCCGGCAGTGAAGGTAGCCCCCCAAAGGACCTCTTCGAGACGCTCCATCTTGAGGACTTCTTTGCCCTCTTTCTGGAACTTAGCTCGGGCTTTCGCTACTTTGCTAGGGTCGGAGTCCTTCTCCAATAAGGTGCTGCCGTCAGGGAAGAGCAGGAGGACTTGTTTCTCTTTGACCTTATACTGGACCTCCGCAATGCGGAGCTGTTGTCTATCCTGGTTGAGGAAGTTGTTATTGCGAAAGACATCCACATTCCCGAGCAGCCCCCGGGTAGCGTCATCAAACAAACCATGTAAGACCTCCGCTTTGTTAGGGAATCTTGCCTGCGCGTCATCGAGATCTACCCACTTGACACGAAAGATATGTTGGGCGTCCTCATTCCAGTCGTAACGTCTGGACTTAGGATCTGGGATGATATCAAAGGGGTTCTCCTGATTGATGCTGATCTCGGGCTGAAACAGATCATCGAAAGTAATTCCAACATCGAAGACCCCATATCCACATATTGTACCGTCTTCAAATACATCGCGCTCCTCAAACTCTAGCCCATTATTTTGTCGGACGTAAAGGAAGAGATCAGAGAGCGTATCTGCGCTGTCGTCGTCCACATCGTTTCGCCCTCGGAACGCTGTCCGAGCCTTGAGCTTAACGAACTGGCCGACTTGCCGCGCAACAGTAACTGATACCTGGTTATTGATAGTTTCCGGTTGCTTCCTTTTAACCAGCTCCGCTGAATCAGCAGATGTCCATTGCTTGTTCTCTCGATACTCATAACACCTGATTGCATTCTTTCGCCAGGATACCCAGGTCGTATCATCGATGGCATTCTGGAGCCATCTGTGGAACTTCGTCAAGATGTCTAAATCTTCCGGTTGTTTCTTGTTTGCTCCAGTTTTGGCTCTTGGCATCAAATACTCCTCTTAGATAGTACGCCATGAAGAATCGTCTCCCCGGCCTTGATTCTCTCGCCAGTTGCGTGCGAGGCGCTTGCCGTCTTTTCTTCGGGCGAACTGAGTCTCATAGTAGTGTGCTAAGCAGAGAGCATCAAAGCGGTTGGGACTCTTTAGTCCTCTCTTGAATAGCTCTTTCTTACTTTCAACTTTAATCTTGCCCAGAGGTTCCTCATACTTGATCGTGGTGAGTTCACCAATGAGCAGAGGGTCATTCGGAATTGATATTGTGCGATGTTCAAACTGCTCCCGCACTCTCCAGGCCAGCTCATCGCGTAGGCGATAGAAGCGGAAGTCAAGAGACGCAGCTTCTGAGACAGCCACCCCAATGACGATGGTCTTTGTCCCACGGAGCCGGACTTTGAGGTTGCCTTCGACAGCCCAGCCGACTCCAATAATATCCACCATCGCGTATAAGGGATCATGCTTGAAAACCTTGTCTATTATCCAGTTAGTGAGCAGCTCAGAGTCGTCTGTCTCCATCTGCTCAGGGTGATAGATTACCGGGCCCCTCTTTCGGATGATCACGCTGGGATCTCCCCCGGCGCCTACATCGATGCCCATTACCTCCATATCCTCGGGCAGGGCCTCCACATCCCGATCGATTGCATCGTTAGCCCAGTCCCAGGGGATGAGAGTATCGCTAGAGGTAAGAGGAGGATAACCCTTGACGTTGATTCGGAAGAAGTTCGACTCACGCCCAAACTTCTTAGCCTTCTCCTCGATCGAGACCTTGCTGACCAGTTCGCTCTCTTCAGCGTCCCAGTGCAGGCAGACCCAGTTATCGCGGTACTTGGTCTGACTGTCAACCGCGAAGCCAGTAGCCCGGGTGGGGTTGAAGATCATAAACATGAAGTTGCACATCCCCGTCAACGTTCCTTCTAAGGGACGGAAGACTGGGTCGGGCACTGCCGATGCTTCATCCACGACGATCATCATGTAATCCTCGTGAAACCCTTGCAATGTCTCGGCTTGCTGTTCTGGATTGTCTCTCGGATTTGCAGTCCGCGACACCGCGAACCAGTGCCTACCTTCCTCGGGAGTGTAGAAGAACTTGTCCGACTGCCACGTCACCCATTCCTTGATGACCGGTGGATCGTCGGCGTTACCGTTCTTCCACTTGTAGAGTTCCCTCCACAAGTTATCCTTCAGCTGGTGAGCGGTGGGACCTGTGCATGGAATCAGTACGCGCGGAAAGCAGCACATGAACCATATGATCACCCAGGACGCAATAGCATCCTTACCGGTGCCCATACCGGACATAATTGAAATGCCGATCTTCCGAGCGTATTCACGCTCTTCACTTGTCGGGTGTTTCTTCCCAGTCCTGGGATGAGTATTGATCTTGGCCCACACCAGCTTACGCAGCTCGTTCAGTGCGTGTTTCTGCTGGGTGGATATGGTGGCTATCTTGAGTGCTTCACGAACGAATAATTCCGGGTCCTCTGCCCACCTGCGGATCAGGCTTGATAGACTCGCGTCTTGTGGTGTCATACTGTTTCATTTAAGTTTCCTTGAAATAGAAGCCGAGGGTCAATCCCACCAAGCCATAAAACTCAGCCGGTACTCCAATGCCCTTCAATACCATATAAGTATAACTTACGGCAAAGCCCACAGTCACAAAAGCTCGGATGACCCGGGGGAATTGATTCACCGAGGTCTCCCATCAAGGATGAGATTTCGCAGCTCGCGGATGTCCTGCCGGGTCTCACTCTGCTGCTTCTCAATCCTTTTATAATCGGACTTCTGCTGCTCTTTGGCTTCCTTGACTTCACGAACGATAGTCTCTTCGAGCTTATTGACATGGCCATTCATTTCCTCACGAGTTGGGCGGTCCCCTAGCTCCATTGCCAGACTAATGCGACTAGAGACGTATGATCCGCTTATGGCCAATACGATGGTTATCACGCCTAGGATTGGGTACCAAGGGATGGACGTGCTCATCTGTGTTCCGCTTTAAATATAGCCCAGTCAGAATCAGTGCGCCACATCTCAAAGATCCAGTCATTGTCTTCGTGTATGAGGAGAACAGCTGGGTTGTTGACCAACATATCCAAACGGGCAGGAGAATTTATCCCTATAACCTTGACATATGCTTTGGTGCCACTATCACTGAAATTGACAGGCATAACATTGCCCGGGCGTACAATCTCATGGATAGCTTCCATCTGAGTTCTCAACCCAGGCCATTGCGGATGAGTTACATCCACATAGATATAACGCACATTGAGAGTATGATGGTTCTTGGCATGGACAAATTCATCAGACCCGCCCCCAAGGGACAATACTAGGCTAATCAGTAGGACTCGTAGAGCAGTCATTAGGTGAACCATTGATTGAGAAATTCCCCCCGTTACCAGAATTGTTGCCGGCTGTAGCTGCTGGATCCGCCATATAGACTTCAGGAATGTCACCACTAAATGGGTCGCTGCCATCCGATCCAACACTCACGGGTTTCCCACTTGACCCGGCAATGTCACTGAAGTTTCTTCGGACAGAAGCCTGGGTGATGTCAAGGAATTGATTCGTATTGAAGATAAGTTCAGCGATACAACCATTAAACTTGAGGCTACCATCCGTGCCACGAGCAGCTACCCCCCAGTCCGTCTGGGTGAAGTCAAAGGTTCCAGAGTCACAGGTATCTCCGCTGATCCCGGCAGGGACAGCATCCTCGATAAACAATAGACATGTTGGCACGGACATATCAGCAGAGTACAATAGGTGAATCCACTCAGCCCCAGCAGCAAGGGTGTCAGTCGTGGTTAGATTCGCGATGATTGTCCCGGAGGTATTCTCCATACGCTGCGTGGCTAGCCCACTGTTTATGTAGTGAGCAATGTCGATCACGTCCGATGCAAAGTACTGATCATTACCAGTTTCGTTATCGATCCGTATCCACACAGATAGCGTGTACTGCTGGTCGTCTTCAGAGTTGTCCAGGTCCCCATTCCTACGCAGCCAGTCACTGGTGCCATCGAAGTCAACCGCGTTGGCTACATAAGCGCCAGAAGTCTGCGAGCCAGAGGGAGCTAGCCCCATGGTCTGAGCTTGTGCAAGGGCTGGTAGCAGCATCAACGTGAGAATTGCGAGTATTTTCTTCAGCATTTTTATACCTATGTTTGTGCGCAAAGGGCATAGGCAGTTAGAGTCCAAGTAGCAGACACATTATCTGTTTCATGACCTCTTGCTTCCCAACCATCGTTGGTTGCAGTAGGGCGAGAAAAAGCCAAAGCTAGATTCGTGTCAGTGTCATCAATGTGAGCCCCGCCTCCAATAATAGAAAGACCGGCAGAGCAATTAGCTGTTACTTCTTTGTTGGCGCTAGTGGCAGAAGATGCCGCAGATATGACTTCGTATTCCTGTATACCACTTGCTGCTGGGTAGGTCGTTGCCAAAACAAAAGGAAGTGTGATTCCTATAGCAAAACCCACCAACAATTGTCTAACGCGAATAAACAAAGACATTTTTCACAGCCGTTGTTATGGCACCATTAGCAGAGAATCCCGTTATGACCACATCCGTAATCGTGGCATTGGGAGCGGCGGTCGATATCGCAGCAATTTCTGCGGCAGGGCCTCCTATGAGGATATACATTCCACTCAAATAATTAGTATCTCTTTGTGCAACATTGAGCGTAAAACTGGCATCATCTGCCGCATCCCCGGGGTTACCCCACGCAAGCCCAGTACGTATCACTGTTGAATTTAACTTAACGCCAATACTAGATTGCCCAGTTGCTCCTGTCGTTTTTCTCATGCTGGCTATAACCATAACCTCTCTTGAAGTGGCTATTGAAAGACTTGAAACAGTGACAAGATCAACAGTAGTGGTGGAAACGGTAGTGCCCTCAGTTGTGTTGCTACCTTCTAAAACCCAGTTGGTACCCTCGGGGCTTACCCAACTTGCATCCCCACGCCAAAATGTCGTGGAACTAGCAGATGTGCCGCTATTCAAATTGCCAACTGGTAGATTTCCAGAAGAATCTGTTAAATCAACAGATGTTGTATACGTAGTGGCCAATAGAAAAGGGATAGACAGAGCTAATAGTAAAATCGTTACGATTCGGCTAAAGCGTTTCATTTATAGTTCCCTCTTATACCAAGCATGTAATTCTAAGTCCTGGTTGGCAATGGTAGTTGCGCCCTCCTGTAGATAATTAACATGAGTGATATCATGATATGATTCATCAACTGCTTGACAGTTGACTTTAGCCGTGGCAAATTCATCCAGGTAGTCAGTGCCTAAAAATGAAACAACTGAAACAACTGTCCGTGCCTGAGCCAGAGTTAGATCCGCAGTGTCCACCGTGATGCTAGGATCAGCATCATAGAAGAGCAATGAACCATTTTCCGAGAAGGGTGAAGTACCAGACATAACCAAACATACTTTGGTCAGCCTACCCGCTGTGCCATTAATAGTGATCGCTACCGAAGCCGTCATATTAGTGGTGGTAACATCAGTCTCTGCCGATCCATCAATCAACACTGTGATTGCAAGTTCTTCTTGTACAAATTGCTGCGTCACATCAACTCGTGAAGAGTTGATCGCTGCCGACAATTCGACTGCCGCATCATTCACAGGATCATCTGTGGCAATCGTAATTCTCTGAGTCAGTGCATCAATTGTGCCCGATGCAGCAGCCACACCAACTTGAGACGCGATGAGATTCACCGCTGCGCGGTTCGTCTCATCCCAATCGTCCATGATTTCTACAGCCACTCTGATAGCGTCCGCGTCATCATTCAACTCATCGTCGGTTGCCAATGTAACTCTCTGAGTCTGAGCACTGTTCGTGCCAGAATTGGCAGCGGCATCCGTGTTAGCAATCTGGATATTGGCATCCGTGTGTTGCCTACGATCAAGGGACATTGCGAACATACCCAGGTCGTTTGCGTCAACCGAACCGTCCGTGGGAGTTGCAACGCCACCGATGGCGTTGAGACTGGTTGTCCCTGAAGTATGAGTTGCTGTGTCGTCTACAGGAGCATCCACTGAAGCGGAACCATCGCTCAAACGGACGAAGACTGGTGTGCCCACTGGAGCGTCTACCGTGACGCTAGCCGCGTCGGAGGCA